AGAGAATCTAAAATGTTTTATTTTTACTAATTCTTTTGAATTTAACGCTTTTTGGAAAAATGCAGTTAAATTAAATTATGATAAAGCAAAGATTTATCATTACTATGGTAACTTTAAAGATAAGTTTTATGATATGGATTGGGGAATATCCCATTCAGCGTTTACATCAGAACCATTTGGATATGGTATATTTGAATCAATAGATAGAGGTAAATTGCCTATTTTACATAAAAGTTGGTGTAAAGAATTTGAATATCCTTACCGAGTTTCAAACAAAAAAGAATTTGGTGATATTTATAATCACATTCTAAGTGAATCATATGAAACAAAAAATGATTGGTTTAAAAGACTAAAAAATTATATGATTAGTAATTATTCGGATAAAAAACAATGGATTAATTCATTATTAGATATTTATAACATATAGGGATAGAATATGGCAACAGTTAACAGTGGAAATACACTAAGTTTAAATAACTTAGCAGCAGCTACAGATGAAAGTACCAAATCATTAGGTACAGTAGCTGGTAGTACATCGACTCCAATATCAATGTCTGCTTTTGCTATTGATTCAGTTGGCTCACTTAGTGGATTTACATATGTTGTTGAAAGTACTGCTGAAGATTATGTATTAGGATTTGGTGGTGCTGGTGGTAGATTTGAAAAAATATCACAACAAAAGAAAAACTTTGATTGGTCTGTTACAAATATTGATGCAACAGCAACATCATTATTTTCATCAGCATCGTATTCACAAGCAGCAGCTGGTAGTGGTTCAATAACACTAACTGCTGGAGATATGGCAAATTCAGGAGTATTAATAGGAGCAACCGCTCACACATTAGGAGTTACATTTGCAGATGGGTTTAATGACCACATTGGTGCAGATGGTAACTATAATCAAGCTAGAACTAAAACAATATATTCGGTAGATTCTTATGATGGTAACGCAGCTGCACTTTGTTTAGTATCTGACTCACCTATAATGAAATCAGATGGAACAATTGTAGAAGTTGGTGATTTAAGTGCTGGTGATGTATTAAATGGATATTCACTAAGTGGATTATCAGAAGATTCAGATGGTAACTTTTTAGAGTGGGAATCTGATTCATTGGGAGAAACTCAAAAAAATGTAACTGTAGTGAATGTAACATATTCATTCAGTAATAAGATATACAATATAAATGATGGTCAAATAAAAGGAACAGCAGAACATCCGATGTTAGTAAAAGATAAAACGGATGGAAAATATAAATTTAAAGAATTAGTAAGATTAGAGTTAGAAGATAAGCTCATAAAAGAAGTTGATTCAGTATTAACTGAGGTTGAGATAACATCTATTATAATTGAAGCAGTAGATGTAGAAATAGTATCATTGGATGTGGAGGCACAAGATACCTATTTAGTAAATGGGTATGTAACACACAACAAAGGTAGTAATTCACACACAGATTTAGCTGCACCGGGTGCACCAACTGATATAGCATTTAATAATGGAACTAAAATATTGAGTTGGGTAGCTCCATCATCAGTAGGTACTACTGGAATTACGGCATATAATTGGGATATATCTACCACTAGCAATTTTTCTGCTGCTGGACAGATTACAAACGGAAGTCAAACACAATGGAGTGCTACAACTATAGCAACTGCAGCATTGAGCCTCCCATCTCCCCATTTGGCTGCTGGAACAGAGTACTATTTTAGAGTACAAGCAATAGACCAAGGGTTACCGGGAACATATGGTAATTTAACATTTACTCCGGGAGCTGGATAAAAATTATGTTTTGTAAAAAATATGATATTTATATATACAACAAATAATGTTACATTAATAAAGAATTATGGCAAAAATAGCAAAAGACGTTAAGTTTACAAAAGAAGAGATGGAATCCATCCAAAACATCAGAACAGAGGCCTCCCAAATATTTTTTAGTTTGGGTCAATTACATATCGAAAGAAGAAATGTAAATGATGGGCTTGATTTAAGAGAAGAGCAGATTGAAGAAAAACATGACGCATTGGTTTCAAACGAAAAAGAGTTGTATGAAAAGTTAAACAAAAAGTATGGGGACGGAACATTTGACCCAGTGAGTGGAACTTTTATACCAAATGAAAAGAAATAATTATCTTTTTGAATTATTAACTAATACTTATATGTGTATAATATTACATTATCACTAAAGGAGAAAAAAAAATGGCAGAAAAAATCGTATCACCGGGAGTATTCACAAGAGAAAATGACTTATCGTTTATTTCACAAGGAATAGGAGATATTGGTGCAGTTGTTATAGGACCTTTCCATAAAGGACCTGCATATGTACCAACTATTGTAAATACCCAATCAGAATTTGAAGAAATATTCGGTACACCTGATGGAACATATTACACAGGATACACCGTACAAAATTATTTAAGAGAAGCAGGAACAGTAACAATTGTGAAAACTGGTCACGTTGGAGGATATACTCAAGTTGACCCAATCGGAATTGTTGTATCTGGTTCAAAATCAGGAAACGCATCAGGTAGTGCTGGAGGTAGACAATTAGTAGGTGTTCTACATGCAACTGAAAATGGAACAGAATCAACTGGATTCCCTGTAGCAACTAACTCAATTGAGTGTCAAGTCTCATCATCAACATTTAACATAAGTGGTTCAGAGGTAGGAACATCTGTATCAGCATCTATCATACCATCATCTGGTAGTGATATTTCTGATGTATTTGGTGAATCACCACTAGGAGGTAAAAAAGTATATGCATACAAATACTTCGAAAAAGCAGCAACAGACCAAGCAGGGTTCTTCGCAGCTAGTGGTTCATCTGTAGAGTTTGTATCTTTAGCAGACCAAGACTTTGGATTTAATGAACAAAGAGGAACGACACCATATATTCAATCACAACTTATATCTGGAGATAGACACAATCTATTTAGATTTAATACTTTAGGACATGGTACTGATACGAACCAAGCCGTTAAAGTATCTATCTTTAATGTAAAAGCAGCTGGTTCAACAGCAGCTACAGATTACGCAACATTTTCAATTGCAGTAAGAAAGTTTAGTGATACAGATAAAAGAAAGAATGTATTAGAAACATTCAATAACCTTAATATGGACCCAGCTTCACCTAATTACATTAAGAAAGTAATCGGTGATAGAGTTATATCCATAGATTCAAATGGTAAAATGACTGAATCAGGTGATTATGTAAACAATTCTAAACACATCTATGTAGAATGTGTTGAAGAAGGTTCATTCCCAATATCAGCAGCACCATTTGGACACGCTGAATATCTAAACCCAATTGCAGTTGCAGGAAGTACAACTGGATTAGAGAATAGAATAGTTCCAGCCGTAACATTCAGAACAACATCTGATAGTAATACTGCTAGTTCTAAATTAAACTTCGCTGGTATAGATGTAGAAACAGCAACAACTAAATTAGATAATAATAGTTACTTAGCACCGATTCCAAACAACTCTGGAACAGGTTCAAACGCAATATTCGCATTTGATTCAACACTTTCTTATGAAATGACTGGTTCATCTGCAGTAGATATCGCTAAGAGACAATTTTCTATCGGATTCCAAAGTGGATTTGATGGTTGTTCACCAACTGTAAGAAAACAATTAGGTTCTAACATTTCAGCTGGAAACTCGCAAGGATATGATTTATCATCTTCTACTGCTAGTGGTTCAATTGCATATGTTAAAGCAATTAACGCAATTTCTAACCCTGATGATTTTGATATCAACTTAGTAGCTACACCGGGTATTGTAAGAAGATTACACTCTTATGTATTTGGTAAAGTAGTAGATATGGTAGAAGCTAGACAAGATGCATTCTTTATTGGAGATGTAACTTCAGTAAACGATACTATATCACAAGCTACAACACAAGCTGAAGCAGTTGATTCAAACTACGCTGGTGTTTATTACCCTTGGGTTAAAACGATTGATGTTAACACAAATAAACTAACTTCAGTTCCTCCATCAGTATTGATGCCAGGTATATTCGCAGCTAACGATAGGTTGGCAGCTGAATGGTTCGCACCTGCTGGTTTAAATAGAGGTGGTATTGTAGGAGCAGTTTCTGTACTAAACAGATTAACGCACGCTGAAAGAGATACACTTTATGAAAGTAAAGTAAATCCAATCGCTTCATTCCCTGGCGAAGGTATTGTAGCATTTGGACAAAAGACATTGCAAGATAAAGCATCCGCTTTAGATAGAATCAATGTTAGAAGATTATTAATCAAAGTAAAAAAGTTTGTGGCTAGTACATCTCGTTACTTAGTATTTGAACAAAACACCGCTCAAACTCGTAACAGATTTATTAACACTGTACAACCTTATTTAGAAGGTGTACAACAAAGACAAGGGTTATACGCATTCAAAGTTATAATGGATGAAACGAATAATACTCCTGATGTTATTGATAGAAATATCTTAGCAGGACAAATATTCCTTCAACCTACGAAAACGGCTGAATTCATAGTAATAGACTTTAACATATTACCAACTGGAGCATCGTTCTCAGCATAATTTTTGAAAAAAAGAAAAATACATATTTATTAGTATAATAAAGGAGAAAACAAAATGGCAGAAGTATTAGAATTCAACGAAATGTTTTATACCAACTTTGAACCGAAGATGAAAAATAGGTTCATCATGAACATTGATGGTATAGATTCATATTTAATAAAAACGGCTAACAGACCTACGATTTCATTCGAACCCGTAACTTTAGACCATATCAATGTAAAACGAAAGCTAAAAGGTAAAGGTGAATGGCAAGACGTAGAGATTACTATGTATGACCCAATCGTACCTTCAGGAGCACAACAAGTAATGGAATGGGTGAGAACATCACATGAATCCCTTACTGGTAGAGATGGATACGCAGATTTCTATAAGAAAGATGTAAACTTCTTTATGTTAGGACCTGTAGGTGATAAGATTGAACAATGGACTCTTAAAGGTGCATTTATTACATCAGCAGCATTCAATGACTTAGATTGGGCTTCTAATGACCCAGCTGAGATTACATTAACGTTATCTTACGATTACGCAATATTAGAATTCTAAAATTGCATAATCATAAGATAATGTTAGTGTGATTTCTGCTGGGTCATTAGAAGACCAATCTAAATCATTAAACACTGCGTTATTGATAAATGCACCTTTAAGAGTCCATTGTTCAATCTTATCACCAACTGGTCCTAATAGGTAACATTGGATATCTTTCTTATAGAAGTCTGCATATCCATCTCTACCTGTAATAGATTCGTGTGATGTTCTCACCCACTCCATTACTGCTTGAGCTCCCGAAGGAACGATTGGGTCAAATAATGTAATTTCTACATCTTGCCATTCTCCCTTACCTTTTAATTTACGTTTAACGTTAATGTGGTCTAGGGTTATAGTTTCAAATTGAATTGAAGGTCTATTTGCTGTTTTTATTAGATATGAAGGGATACCATCGATTTCCATGATGAATCTGTTCTTCATCTTTGGTTCGAAATTCGTATAAAACATATCGTTA